GTTATATTATGAATAGAGAAGATTTATTTAAATTCTTTTTTGACGAGGTTTTAAAATAAAATGGCTATGTTTGATTTTGGAAAAAGGCAGAAGTTACATACTCAACTAATAGGTTCAACAACAGGCAACGAATTATTTAAAGTAGATGAATATAATACGAGGAGAAAAACAACATTTTTAACAGGCTTTATTTGTGTTTGTATTTTTTTAATTGAATATTGGTATATAACTTTAATTCCTATCAAGTGGAATATTTTACTTTTTATGGCTTTTATTGGATCTGCTTATTTTTGTTATTCTAATTTTATACAACAAAAAAGATTAAGGGAGAAGTTATATTAAAATGGAAAGCGAATTTATTTTAGAGAATGAAGAAATTGTTGGTGTATACAATGAAAAAACAATTGTAGAACATTCTTTTAATTCTAATATGGGTTTTATAAAAGTTTTAATTACACAAGAAAAGAATAAGGAAGATAATTATTTTAATGTTTATATAATCGACGACCATTTTAAAAGAGAACCTATAAACTGTTTAAGAATGCAAGAACCCAAAACAGTAATTTTAAAAAAGTTTAAAAATCCTTTAAAATATTTTGATGAAAAGAAATGTGAGATTATAGCATTAGAACATTATTTATGGTATAAATATAATTCTAGTTTTTATATCCAAGAGGAAGAACTTTAAAAATGGAAAGTGAATTTATTATATTGTTGGACTGTATTTTTGATATTAAAGATAAGGGTACTTTAAAAGATAAAGAGAGATTGAGAAATATTTTAAAAAGGGAGCTTGATTTAATTTTAATTGAGGAGTCTAAGAAATGAACGAAATAAAGAAACTACAAAAAGAGTCAGATAAACATTATAAATATATAACTAATTTTGTTAATGACTATTGTAAATCCGACGGAGATAAAGTAGATTTTTTTGACCATTTAAATTTATACTTAGAAGCAGAAATAGAATTAGAAAAATGGTGCAATATTTAAAATGAAAAAGCCTAAAAAATTATCAGAAGAACATATTAAAGAAAAATGTCAAAGTAGTATTTTTAAAAATATATTTCAAGAAGATGATAAACAAGAAGAACTTAATAAAAGAAATCATAATATTAGATTTATGAAAGAATTAGAAAAAATAGGCAAAGAAAGAAGATCACAACAAAAAATATTCGACCTTTTACTTTATTGTGGTTGGATTTGTTTATTTTTGGAACTTATTTGTTTTAGTATTAATTTTATTTTTATTGGACAATCATTTTTTATTCTTGCTCTGTGTTTTTTAATTTCAGGAATGTTTAAGAATTATATTTTTCACGAGAGAATTAAGAAGAAATTAAATAAATTAAAACATTAATTAATAGTTTATAGTCTCGTAAGTTTTGTTTTGGGCTGGGACAGACGAGGAAGTGTTTTCCTCTTTTCAAACCCCAATAACATGGGAGAGGGTGCCTAACCTCCCTCTCTCCCTAAATAAATTGTATCTACTGAAATGTGAAACATTTACTCCACAAATTTTAAATACTTACTTACTGACTTATTTTTATGATAATACAAGAGTTACCTATTAAGGAAATAAAAGTTAAGGAAAATATTAGACAGTTTGATTTAGAACTTAATGAAATTATGAGAAGTATTAAGGATAATGGACTTCTTCAACCAATAGGAGTTAAAGAAGAAAAAATTGGTTATACTATTATTTGGGGTAATAGAAGATTACAGGCTTGTAAAAAATTAGGATGGAAAAATGTACCAGCTGTTATATTTATTGGAAAAGATGAAGATATGAGTGAGGAAGAATTCTTTATTATTAATGCAACCGAAAATATTCAAAGAAAAAATAATAACTTAAAAGAGTTTGGTAGAGTTTGTAAGATACTAAAAAAAACAATGGGTGACTCCGAAATTGGAGCAAGACTTGGAGTTCCAACAACAAGAGTTAGAAGTGCTTTAGCCGAAATAGGGAGAGTTCCTGTAAAGTGGCAAGGAAAAGTTAGGCTTATGAATAGTGAAAGAGAAAAAGAAGGAGATATTCCTTTAGGAACCGCGTCAAGGGTTATGGCTTTCACAGGACTTACTCCAAAGCAAAAAGATGATTTACTGGAGGATGTAAGTAAGAATGATACCTCTTATGTTTTTACAAGTTATCTAGCAGGATTTTTAAAGAAAGGATATACAATCCAAGAAGCAAGAAAGAAATTAGACAATTATAAGCTAATTAATATAAAGTGTCTAGTAAAAAAGAAGAATTTTGAAGAGTTCCTCGAGAAATATAATTCTGCTTCTGATTTTGTTATTGATACTTTTAATCAAAGAGCAAAGGATGATGAATTTGCTGTAAAGGTTGGGCAGAACTATGAACCAATCAAGAAAAAAGAAAAGTAATTACAGATATGATGTTATCTGTGAATACTGTGGGAAATTTATATCCCAAGATAAAATTCATTCTTGTGGCTATGAACTAAGGAAGATTAAAAATAAATTTAGGTGTAATAGCTGTAAAGAATATAAATTAAAAAAAGATTTTCCAAAAGATAGAACTCATAAATATGGAATATATCATTGCTGTAAAAAATGTAGAAGTGCAAGAGGATGGGGTAGACCCAACGCTAAAAGAAAAATGATGAATGAAAAACAATTAAAGGAAAGAATGTATAGTTTAGAAAAGGAACTAAGAATAATTAAAGAAATCCTTGAAACTAATAATCCTGATGGAATAGGCAGACCAAAAGGTTCTTTAGTATATACTCCTGAACAAGTTAAGTTCCTAAAGGAAAATAAAGAAATGCACATGAAAAACTTAATACCATTTTATAATAGAACCTTCTGAACAAAACTTCCTGATGACTCAAGAGCATTATATAATTTTATGTGCAGGGAGGGAATTATTGCTTGGGATCCTGAATGGCAAAGAAAAAGATGAAACAAAAATGTCATAGATGCAAACATGAATGGGAATATAAGGGAGTAAAAAATTGTAATAAATATCCACAATTTATTTCTTGCCCTAAGTGTAAAACTAGTATTAAACTTAGATAAAATTAAAATGAGAATTGAGATAAAAAAGATAAAAGTTCGTGGAAAAAACTTCCTAATAGTATTTTTAATTAATCAAACACCAACACTAGCAAATAAAATGTTAGAGTGGTATTGTGCTTATGTTTATTTGGATAATCCTAAGTTGGAAAACTTAGATAACTGCACTCTTCATAATGTAAACACCTATGGGGTTGATACTATTCATTATTTTAATGATGGACAAACCCTAGCGGAGAAAAAGAAAGACGCAGAAAGACAGATTAAAGAATTGATAAAATCTTCTTTTAAACACTAGGGATTTACAAATATGCAAGTAAATTGGATTAAATTTAAAAACTGGTGGGAAGTAGTAACAAAGAAGGTTATAATATTCGGAACTGCAATAGGGATAGGCTTATTTTTAACACATCAAGATTATCTTGTTTTTTTTAATCTACTAACTTTATGGATCATGGCTTCCATTTTAATATTTTTGTTATGTAAAATCAAAACAGAAAAGAAAATCGGCATGCCGAATAACTCTATGATGATTAATCATAATCAAGTTATTGGGTTATGAGTACATTAAATTAACATATAATATACTCCTTACTAGGAGAGAAGCTATAATTTTAATATATATTCTACAAAAAACAAGTGTTTAAATACATTAAATATAATTTGTATACTATGAATAAGGAATATGATGATAGATTAAGTCGAGATATTAGGACTGCAAAGGTTATTGTATTCGGAATTATTGCTGGAATTATTTTACTTATTATTCTATTTGGAACTTTTTATACAATATCTGCCGGATATAGAGGAGTTATTTTAACATTTGGAAAGCCTAGCGTAACTTCTATGGGTGAAGGATTGCATTTTAAGATCCCTTTAGTTCAGAAAGTTGTTAAGATGGACACTAGAACTCAAAAGTATGAAGCGGATTTGACTGCTGCATCTTCAGATTTGCAGGATGTTAAAACTAAAATTGCTATTAACTATCATCTAAATCCTGAAAGTGTTCCTGAACTTTATAGAACAATTGGAGTAGATTATGCAACGAAGGTTATTTATCCTTTAGAACAAGAAAGTAATAAGGCTGCAACTGCCCAATTTAGTGCTGTTGAATTAATTACTAAGAGAGAACAGGTTAGAGAAAGCATGAAGACAACTTTAAGAGATAAACTTTCTGAAAGAGGAATAATTATTGAGGATATTTCTATTGTTGATTTTGCATTTAGCCCTTCATTCTCTCAAGCTATTGAAGCAAAGGTTACAGCAGAACAAAATGCGCTTGCAGCTAAAAATAAGCTCGAGCAAGTTAAATATGAAGCTGAACAAAGAGTAACTCAAGCAGAAGGAGAAGCCAAAGCAATTCAAATTCAAACTTCTGCAATTAATTCTCAAGGAGGAGAAAGTTATGTTCAATTACAAATGATTAAACAATGGAATGGACAATTACCTTATTCAACCGGAGGAAGTTCAATTTTTGATATGAGAAGCGTTTTAGCATTCGAGAATTCAACAAAAGCAAAATAAGATGGATGACAATAAAATAGTTCTTGCAATAATCATTATTTCAGTGATACTTGTTCCATGTATATTATCTTTAAATTATCCACCAAATGATAATTTTTGTGGAATGCACAAAGAATATTATAATCTTAATCATGATTATTGCAATAAGGAAATTTTAGGACACTGTGAATGTTTAAGTTATAACTTTTCTAAAGATACTTTTGCTATTTGTAACTCCTGTAAATGTTTTGCATTAGTTAATGATTGTTGATTAAAGAACATTTTTTAATATACAAATGTTTATATACATAAAATATATTTTGTATAGTAAAGAGGATTACCCAATGTCTAAAAAAATAGGTGATAAAAGCGATCTCTTGACTAAGCAAGAGATGGATAAATTAATGATTTCTGTTAGCGGAGATATTTATTTTACTACATTCTATAAGGTATTACTAAATTCAGGAAGAAGAACTGGAGAAATATATGGAACCTTGAGAGGAAAGGAACTCACTGGAGGAATTAGAGTTAAGGACATTGATTTTGTTAATAAACAAATGACTACTAATATTTTAAAGACTAAGAAGAGGAGACTCCAAGTTGAATGCCCTGCATGCAAGGAGAAAGCCACCTACAAGAGCAAATTCTGTCCGAACTGCGGTTTTACATTACCTGAAATAAATAAGGACGAATTATATTATTCTGCTATGGAAACTAAAATAATTCCTTTGAAAGACGATTTGATTGTTCTCCTGGAAAATTATATTAAAAAACAGAAGTTAGGCATGAATGATTATTTGTTTAGAGAGTTTTCATTATCTTATTTGAAGAAAGCAATTAAAACTCATTGCAGAAGAGCCGGGATTACCAGGAACTTTTCTTTGCATGGGTTCAGAGCTTACTTCATAACCGCTTGTAAGAGGGCAAATTTGTCAAATGAAGAGATCGCCCTATGGACCGGACACATTTCACCAGTTTCAGTAAATGCCTATAATAGAATGATGCCTAAAGAAATTGAGGGAAAAATCTTGGATGTGGAATTATAATGGTAATTGATTTTTCAGGTGAAAAAATTGAATTTGATAAAGTAGACATGAAAGAAGTAGTTAGAAAAATGTCTGCGCAAGAACTCTTAGAAATTCAAGATAAAGATTTGGAGGACATTTGGAGTGGAATTATCAGAACAAAAAGTTAGTGATTTAAGAGAGATTGCATTTCTTTTAAGTGGAATGATATTAGGATTAGCAATTGCTGTGTTATTAATACCCATAGCTTCGGCTTACACAACCAACGCAACTCTTGATATTAATGGAACAATAACTAATACAACATTAACTTTTGATATTCCTAATCAAACAATCAATCAAACTATAATTCAAAATCATACTACAATTTTAAATAACACAATTTATACAAATCAATCAGTCAATCAATCTTTCTATTACAACTATACAAATATAACTTGTCTTAATTGCACTTATGTTTATAATCAAACAGCTTATGAAACTGATTTTTATAGTCGACTATTAAAAGCAGAAACTAGAATTCTCCCTTTAGAAGAGAGAGTTAATAATTTAATAACACAAGTTAATGGAATAAATCTTACAAGTAATTCAACTGCTTTAAATGAAGTTATGGATGAATGGAGAACCAAAGATACTTATTTTGCTATTGCTATTGCTATAGCTTTCTTGTTAGGATTATTTGCATTTTTAATAGTCATGAGGTCTATGAACGAATGAATAAAATAAATTTAATTAGGATTGGAGAATGGGTTATTAATTTAGACAAAGTCTCACATCTTAGACATAATAATTTTATAGAGGGATGTTGGCTTTATTTGGATGATGGAAATGTTATATCCTTAAATGGAAAGGAAAGAGATTTATTATTAAAGAGATTTAAAATTGAGGAAATAAAATAATGCACTTATACAATTTAATGTCGGCTCAAGGATTTGAAGGAGGAATGTCTGTTCAGTTCTTTATGGTTTGGATTGGACTTGCTTTACTTGTTATCGTAGGAATGATTGCTAAGAAATGGCTAGGTGAAGAAGAAATTGTTGGAATGCCTTATAATTGGCTTGGATCATTATTAGGTGCTCTTGTTTATATTTTAGTTGCTACCTTTACAGGTTCTGCAAAGATTTCTTTAGTTGTTGGATTGGTTGGAATGCTTATAGGTGGATTTGGTGGTGCAACATTTATGGGAGGAACAGAAGAATGAGAGATGAAAAAGGTAGATTTGTAAAGGGAAGTAATAATTGGACTGGTAAAAGTCACACAGAAGAAAGCAAGACTAAAATGAGTAATACAAGAAAAAAATTATATAGTGAAGGGAAAACCAAACCAACTAGATTTTGGAAAGATAAAAAGTTTAGTATAGAACATAAAAATAAAATTAGTAAAAATCATAGAGATTATCAAACAGAAGAAACAAAAGAGAAGTTAAGTATATCTCATAAAGAGGATAAAAATGGAATGTGGAAAGGAGCTGATGTTAAATATGGAGCTTTGCATGATTGGGTTAGAAGAAGAAAAATAAAACCTGAATTCTGTGAAAATTGTAAAGAAGGAATACCTTATGACTTAGCAAATATTAGTGGTGAATATAAAAGGGATATAAATGATTTTGAATGGTTATGTAGAAGATGTCACATGAATAAAGATAATAGAATATTAAATCTAAAGCAATTTGAAAATGAAATTCTTCAATAAAAAAAAGAAAGACACGCGTTGTAATCATAAGTTTAAAGACTTTAATGCGATTGTTATTGAAAATCGTATAAGGATGGTATCATGTTGTGAATTATGTGGACTTGCAATACATAGACAAATTTATTCTATGAAGAAAGCTGCGGAGTTGGAAAATGAGTAAGAAAAAGAGACAACAGTATGGGGCTCCACATGATACCCTGTTTCAAGACAGTTCGGTGGACAATTTTACAGAAATAGTTCATTTAATATTTTTAATTGTTGGTTCTCTCATAAAAAGTTTTGTTTATACTTTATCACAAATTGTTTGGTTGTTTGCAGGAATATTTATTTTAATTGGTTCTTTCTTTTGGCTTAATCAACAAGGACTAATGACAACTCAAGTTCAAGACATAAAAGGATTATGGAAACTTATTGATTTATTTAGAAATTACTGGGGATTATTATTTGGAATTGTTTGGATATGGGAAGCTAAGGTTAGTGTTAAAGAAATGGATAATGCTAGATAATCATCAATGGAGAAAAGAAATGGAAAGCCTAAACGATTTTGATAAGAGAAGAAAGAGAGGATTAAAAATACTATTAGTCAATGAAGCATTAGCTCTCGCTAGTTTATATTATTATAAACTTGGTGGAGCAGATTGGATATTTTATATTTGTATTGGTTATTTTGTTTTCTCAACGCTGTTATTAATGAATAGGATATTTAAAACAAAGCCCAGTGATGATAGTAATTATATATTTGGGGAGAGACTAGGTGATAAGATGAAGACAACACCGCAGAAATTTATCTACGAAGTGATGATGATGTCTTTATCTTTTATTATTGTTGCTGGAATTGCGAGTTCTATCTTTTCTGTTTTCTTTACTGAAATTTCTATTGTCTATAAAATTATTATAAGTATTAGTGGAGTATTTGGAGCATTGTTTATGCTTATGATTTTGATAACAACATTTCAACAATATAAACAATTAATCGAGGCACAAGATATGCTTAAAGTAATGGAGATAGCTAAATCCAATGTTAATACAAACCCATTTAGAAAAAATGAAAGGAGGGCTAAATAATAATGGCTAAAATTAAAAATGAAGAAGAATTTGAAGACGACTTCCCTGAAGAAGAAGAAGATTTTGAGCAAGAAGAAGAAGAAATCCCTCAACAAAAAGTAAGGAGGCAACCAGTTCCACCTATTGAAATGAATAGGAGTAACAAGTTTGCACCTAAACCAAAACCAGTTCCTCAAAATAGATATGTTGTTTATAATACTCCTGCTGTAAATGGGATTAGAGATACAGCAACAAATACTGTTATAGGAATTGAGGAAGCAATAGCCGAAATGTTAAGTAGACAAGCCAGGATAGAGGAGAGCTTAGGATAAAATGGTAAGAAAAATAAAACCAATAGGAGAAATTTCTGATTATCCGAGTTCTTATACTAAACAAATTAAAAATTTGTTAACTCCACCTTCAGCAAATGAAAGAAAGAAAACTATAACCTTGTTTATGGTTATTGTGTTCAGTTTGTTAATGGTGATGTCTGCTTACATTCCTAATTGGTTCATACAAGTTTGGTTTCAGGTAATTTTATTTATTGCACAATTAGTGATCCTGAAAGCCTTGCTAGATGATTATTACGGTTAATTATTTTTATTATTTTTTTATTTAAATTTAAGGGAGATAAAATGGATAAAGACGAAGAAAAAAGAAAGCAACACAATAAAGATAATCTTGATTGGTATCATAAAAATAAATCAAGAATATCAATAAGAAGAAAAGAACTTTTAAAAAATCCAAGCAATAAACTAAAAAAAGCTAAGTCATATAGAAAGTCTTATCTAAAAAATAAAGAGAAAATTGAAAAATACAAAAGAGAGTGGAACAAAAAGAATAGATTAAGATTAAACTGTCAAGCTAAAATAAACTATTGGAAGAATAAAGAGAGTAAAAATGATGCCTTCTTAAAAATTTATGCTAGGAAAATTGCAAGAAGAATACAGATACCTCCAGGACAATTATGTCAAGACTGCAATATTCGACTTGCTATTGGAAAACATCATGAGGATTATTTTAAACCTTTGGAAGTTAAATTTTTATGTTTAGATTGCCATAATAAATTAAGGAGAAAATATGATTAAACTAATTTTTCGTAAAGATAGAGAAATTTTGAATTTTGCGGTTATCAACAAAGAAGTATATTATCAAGACCGTGTTTGGGAGAACGGAGTTAGGCTTATTCCAAAAGACGAGAACATAGTAAAACTTATAGTGATGTCCAGGAATAGGCTTCCTCCAATCATAAAAGCATTATCCCAAGCTATGTCTGAAAAAGATAAAGAAGAATATAATGCTTGTAAAACTGAACAAGACATTGCAGATAAGATTAGATTAGATTGTAAGAAGCAAGGGCTTGTGATGGTTGATATGAAGGTGAATTAATGGGAAACAAAGGAAGCATAGTTAGATATTTAGGACGCTGTGAACATATAGAAGTCTGTTGCTTTAATAGCAAAGATTGTTTAACTGAAAAATGTGGATTATATGTTCGCATAAAAGATATTCCTGAATTGGATAATCCTGTTCGGATTAGACTTTATATAAATGAATATGCTTCAGGAGTAAAATTAAAATGACAATATGTAGAAATTGCGAAAGAGTATTTAGAAAGACTGGCGACGGAGATACTCTTTGCACTTCTTGTTGGATTTCTTCTCGTAAAGGAAGCAAGAAAAAGAAGTGTAGTGCAATTTGTAAAGATGGACGCAGATGTCCTCATAAAGCAATTCTTTTAGGTCTTTGTAATTTACATTATACTAAACTTAAATCTAAAAAGAAGAAGAAGAAAAATGGCAACATCATTAGATAGTATTTTAAATACAACAATTCCTATAGGAGTTGTTATAATATTCTTAGGATTAATCTATTGGAAATTAAAAGAACCAATTGATATGATATTAAAAGTAATTTGGAAAGGGATAGTTACTGCTTTTGAAAGTATTGGTTCATCACTTTCAGGTAGTTCAGTAACCGAAGTAACATATAAATAGTCTAGCGGTTTTATATTTTAAAAGAGATAAAAGAGATGACAACATATAATCTTGCGCTTACAAAAGTGGAGAAAGAGGTTTTGTATCACAAGTATAAACAAAGTGGTTTATCGTCGTGGGAAGCGAGCATTAAAGTAAAATCATTTGTGGAATACTTGGACCACTTAGTAAAGAGATTAACTAATGCAAAGAAAGATAAAAGACAAATTGAGGATAAATTTAAAGAAGAGTTTGAGAAAATGTGCCAAATATTAGAAGCAAAATCAAATTAATATAAGGGAGGTATGAATATGACAAAACTAACTGACTATGCTAAGGACTTTGAGCCGGCATCAAAAACAAAAAATATCGCAGATTTAAAGGAAGTCTCAACCGATATTGATTTGATTGATGATGAATTTGAAGTTACTGATAAAATAACTAAGCAAGTGAAAAATGTGAAACAGAAAGTTATAGTTGTGGATGGTGAACAATATAGAGTTCCAAATTCTGTAATAGGACAACTTAAAGTTTTATTAGAAGATAATCCAGGACTTAAAAGATTTAAAGTTAAAAAATCAGGAACTACAATGGATGACACAAGGTATCAAGTAATACCTTTATTTCCTTAGTCAAGGTTTAAAAATATAAATTTATTATTGTTATTGGAGAGGTGTTGAATTCTAGGGCACCAAACATATCTTTTTTAGAACACCTCTCCTTTCTTTTTTAAAATGAATGAAATTAAAAAAATAGAAATAGAGAAAGACATTGTCTATATGAAAAAAGACTTTACTGGTTGGAGAGTTATCTATCCGATAAAGAATGAAGATGGAACTTATAATATGAAGAATTTAATTCTCGGCGGAAGCTGGTGGAATTTCTTTAAGGTATTTATTGTGTTCTTATTATTGATAGGTGCAACTTATATCTATCATTTGGACACACAAACTTGTCGTGAAACATTAACTCATATTGATAGTATTTGTGCTGCATTAAAAATTAATGTTACAAATCCATATCTAACTCCAATTAAATCAACTAATTTTACTTTAAATGTCACAAGTTAATCCACCCTTATTATATTGCTACATCTATCGCAATTTAAAGAATGGTTGTAATTCAGAAGTAATAGTTCAAACTAACTCTCTTATTCCTCTAATGAGGAAAGTTGTTCATACCTGTCCTAAAATAATTCAAACTGAAATATTTAAAGAAATGGAAGGTATGGGTCTTCTTCGTATGATTGGTTCTGATAGATGTATTATATTAAAAAATAAAGAGGCTGAAAAGAGATTAAAGGAGTATGCGTTTCCGATACACCCTTAACTCTCTATTTCAAACCTTTTATTTTTGTTTGCCAATACTTCTTTAGCCCTGTTGGCGTTTTTGGGTTAGCTATGATTTTCAATGCTGTCGCTTTAGTTATTTTTCCTCTCATTTTAATCTGTTACATCTTTATAGATTGAATACATAATTCCAACTGCTGCTCCAAATAATAATAGAGCCATAAATCCACCTAGCATATTCATTATTGAACTTCCCCAACTACTGTTTATGTAATTAGGTCCGCAATAATTGTATGTTGCGTAAGTATTGTTATTAGCCATTGGCAGCGTTGCTACTGCATGAGCACTATTAACTAAAGTGTATGTTCCTGCATTTAAGTCTGCAACATAATCTGTTGTATCTGTAAATGCTACTCCGCTTGAGTTCTTCAAAGCGAAATTTGTTATAGGACAATCACTTCCGTAAGTTGTTCCTGCATTAGTCAATGTATAAGTTATTGTTGGATTAATATCTGTAGTATTTCTTCCAGTTGCATAAGTCGGTAATACATTATGAACTTCAGAAGTTGCTGTAGATTTTATTGTTGTTCCATAGCTTGCATCTGCAACTACTCCAACAATTACTGCTCCAAATAACATTAACACTGCTGCTAGAATTATCTTACCTAATAATCCGGTATTTTCTTTCATCTTAATTTAACCTCCTTTCAGTTATAGTTACCATAATCCAAATCCACCCACATTAGGTCTTTGCTTCATAACTTGTTTTCCACTAAAGAAGTCGGGTTCAGAATAATAAGAAGTATGTTGATTTCCGACTGGTCTTTGAGCATTTGATATTGGATCAACAGGAGCAGCTGCTTGCCCATTATTTGCATTCATATTTGAAAAAGGACTTTTAATTCTAAGTAATCCCCATCCATCATCAAATTGTTGTGATTGTTGGAATTGTTGAGGTTGTTGCTGAATTTGGGCTTGTTGTAGAGGCTGCTGTTGAATTATTTGTTGTGGTTGTGATATTTGTATTGGCTGGTTTTGGGTCTGTTGAATAGGAATTCTTCTTGCTTGCTGTATTGCTTCATTATAATTTAATCCTGGATTTTGCGCCTGCATTTTTGCTGCAAGAAGTCTTTGCTGACTCCTTAACCATTTTCTATGGGTAAATACATCAACTGGTCCAACTCCCGGAATAGTATATTTATAGAAAGATCCTTTAGGTCTACCTCTTGAAGCATAACCTTTTCCTCCAGCATAAGGCGCACTTGTTCCTGAAATAAATCTAGTAACTTTTCCAACACTCTCTTGTCTAATCATCTGTTGTCCTGGAACTCTCCTTTTTTGGATAGGCATTCTTCTTGTCATTGTAGTTACAACTCTATTAGCTTTAGAATTTTGTAATTTCTTAGTTGTATCTTGATAATATTCATATCCACTTCTTTGAATTCTATATTTTCCTGTTTTTTTGCTAGTATTGTCAATTAAATCTTGTGCTGATTTTCTTATTGGAACTTTTACTATTACCATTGTTAGAATTTAAAAGGGAAATCATTATTTACTTTCTTGTTAGCATTTCTAAATGCAATCATAGTTCTATCTTGATGAGTTATAAAACTATCATCATCTAAATTATTCTCCGGATTACTTCCCTGTGCGAGATTTCTCTTTACCCAAAATTCAGATATATCTTGATTATTATTTACCATGTTATTAATAGTTGTTCTCCATTTTTAAAATCCTATCCTGATGTTGTATTTCTAAACTCCAAGTATAGCCATACTAAAAGTCCAAAACCAATTATGATAGAGAATAATTTATATCCAAATCCAGTTAACATAGCCATTAAGAATACTGCTTCATAATATATTACAGACATCCTTGACATCTTTCCAAGCCAGCCCATTATAAAAAATATTAATGCAGCTAATACTAATACGGTTAATATAAAACTCCCAACGAGCTGTTCAACAAGAATGCCCCAAAGGTCAAAACTTAACATTTGTTACTCCTATGAGATGTCACTTGCAGACCTCCACCAATTTAATATTGTGATTATTGATAATATAGCTAATGGTGAAACAGCTACAGAAGCTATCCAAATATTGCTACACATACTAAATGGATTTGAAATAGAACCCACTGTAACACAACTACTTCCAAAGTATCCAACTTCACTTTTAATTGTATTCCATAATGTGAATATTGGAACACAACACCCTATCAAGAATGCAACAGCGCTTGCGAATATGGCTGTATCATTCTTTCCAAAAACTAATGAACCAACAATAACTGCAGCAGTTACTATTCCAGCAGTTCCCAAAAAGAAATTTATAAATCCAAGTCCAGTCCAGTCTACAGGATTAGTTACAAATAATATTAATGGTGTACTCTCTATTCCTATTCCAAACATCATCAATGTAAATTGAAGTGCTACCATAATCATTAATAGTGTTGATAATTTCATTTTATGAACCAGTTCTCCCACTTCTTAAAGTTATTATTCCCATTATTATCCATGAATATAAAGCAACTACATACTGGTCGAAGAAAGGCAAGAATGTTGCTCCTTGAACTGTTAGTAATCCTGTTATACTAATTATTGTTAATAGGAATGGTAATATCCAAACAAAGTATCCTGGATTATATAAATCATATTGGAAGCCAACATTTGTTGCTGCGCCAAATATTGCTATAGATAAGAATACTATAACTATAATTGAGAACTCCCATCTTCTTGCATCATCACTTGGTCCCCAAAAGCAAACAGTAGAAGCTGCCGGATCATCTGTTCCTGCACCATTTGCTTCACAAGCTACTTGTGTTGTTAAGTCTTCACAAGATTTATCTCCATTATAAATTGTTCTGTGACAAGAATTATTCCCACTGCTATCAACTCCCCAAGAACTTCTATCTCCTAATAGATTTAAGAAACTAAGTAAACTTCCTTGACTTCCATTTACAGATATTGCTCTCCAATTTCCATCACTCTCTAATAATTGATAACCACTTCCCATATCAACATAATATCTTCCAAACAAAACTTCTCCTGACTTTACTAAATAAAGAATACTTAGATTAGCACTTGAAGTACAAGCAGAACTAGCAGTTTGTAAAACAGAACCACTAGAGTTTGTTAATTCAAATTTGCAATTAACCATATTTCCTTTTGTAGAAGTTACATTGAAAGTAAATAATGTGCTTATTGGATTAATAACTCCTGAAGATGGAGTTTTTATATATGAAACTCCCTCGATAGGACTTACAAAAGTTGCATTGCCTGTTTGAGAACTCATAATAATTGTATAGATAGACTGTGTTGGTCTAATTGTTACTGTTTGAGTAACATATCCTGCCTTAGTTGTTGTGTATCTATGGTCATAATTTGGATTAAGCCAAAATGTAGATAGTCCTGAACTATCAGTTGTTCCCTGTTCTACAACAGTCCAATTTCCATTGAATTGTCTTTCAACTAAAATCTCAACACCTGAAATTGCATTTCCAGTATTAGTTGCTGTCTGTATACTTGAATAAATTCCCGTTGCTGTTGATAACAAATATAAAACTTGATTTTTAGTTGTATTTGTTAATGTTTCACTTGCATAATAATGTCTTTGAGGATAATTTGTATAAGAGTATTGAAGATATTTTGCTTCTGTAACAACACTTTTATCTGCTGGAGAAAAACAAAAAGCATAACTTGGATTTGCAGTTGTATTTGTAAATAGATATTGTTTAGAAGCTGAAGTTACAAGTCCATAATTCTGTGTAAGTAAATCTATTGAAGCATTCATTGCAAGTCCTGTTGCCTCGTCTTTGAATGTATAATTAATGTAAGGAGTTCTTCCAGGATTTACAGAATAATAATCCCAAGTAAATATTTGATTATCTTCTTCTGTTCCACCATTTATTCCTTTTATAATATTAAAATAAGGCGTTGAGATTGGTGTTGTTAAACTAGTATTCCCTGCAAGGTTCATTGAAGCTCCACCTTTATCTGCAACAATTCTATATGATGTTCCTGCAACTAAACTATAATTTATTTGGGCTACATTACCAACGAAATTAGCAGTAACTAAATCTGAAGTTCCATCTGCAGTTTGAAGATATGCAACTGTTGCATCACTAGCACTATTTTTAGTTACAGTTCCCAATGTAAAATTATTCTTTACAGTTATTTTTGTTCCATATTTAGCCGCGTTAGGAGAACCAATTGCTCCAATAGAATATCCATCATCAACATCTAAAATAACTGGACATAAACCAAACATTATTGGATTAACTATTTGGCTATAATCACTTGAATTATATTCTGTTGTTCCATAATAAATTTGCCAATGAAATGTTTTGTTTACTGCTGATGATGCACTCGGCATAGTTATTGTTTTATTAAAGATTGCATTTGTATTATCTCCAGTATTAGTTGCAGCATAAGATGTTCCATCATAAATTAAATTTGCAGTCAAAGCACTTCCTGCACCAGTAACATTTAAAGTAAATGTTTCTGACATTGTTTCATAAGTGTTAATATTATAGGTTGCAGAATTTATTTTTACATCTTGAGCAAGAATCCTATTTATATTAGAATCTACACAATTACCTAATGAATCGCAATACTTGACATACCAATTATAAATTCCAACTCCTAAACTAGAAAAATTGTGATTGAATATTGTTTCATTAGAAACTCCTGAAATTAATTTTGTTTCATTATAGCAATTACAATTATAATTAAATTCTAAATCAAAACTTCCTCCTAAAATATTATTAATAAAAATTGTTGCATTAACTAAACTATTTGGACTTGATGCAGTTGTATTGAATGTTACATTTTCATTTATTAAAAATAGTGAATTATTGCTTGGTGAGTTTGAAGATACATATAAACTTCCAAAAGTAATTCCATTTCCATTATTATAAAGTTTTGTTACTTCGCTAGAGTTTAATGTTCTATTCCAAATAGCTACTTCATCCATACCTCCATTCCATAAATAGTTTTCTGTATTAAAATATCCTGCTCCAAGTATAGGTAAATAATCATTTGATATAACTGGATTAGCTCCAACTGAATTTTTTACTGCTACTGAACCCAAACTTCCATTTTGATAAAAAATCCATCCACTATTATATAATCCTCCAGTATAAACAAAAACAACATGAACCCACTGATTGTAAATTATTGGTGCAGAAGTAGTTTTCATAGCTCTTATGTTACTACCTGTTTCCTGAAAATACATATTAAAATTATTTGCGTCAAGTGTATCTATAGCAAAGAAAGTTGCAGCACCACTAGCAAGTCCTTTACCAATAATTCCTTCTTCATAATCTTGTGCATCTGCAACATGATATATCCACATACTAATTGTAAAGTTTTGGTCACCTTTGAATAAATAATCAAAGTTTGCTTCATTAGTTATATTTAACATATTTAAATTTACAGAACTAAGATTAACTGCATTGTTTACTTTTCCTGAATAGAATTTTGGAGGTGGAGTTCCTGATTGTGTTGCATTATTTATTCCTAATGAATCATAAACCAATGTTGAACTATTTGTATTCATAGAATAATAAGAAACAAGTCCATTGCTTAGTTCTGCATCCCAAGCATAAGCACTGACACTTGCAACTAAGAACATACTTACAAATAATATTAATAGTAACTTCTTCATTTGATTACTTCTATGTTTGCCTTTCGCCATATTCCTCTTGAGAGTTAATTACTAACCTCCGTAATATGGCTGTGACTGTTGACTTTTCCCATAAAGAATATACATGATTACTCCTAACAATACTGCTAAAACTAGATAAGGTAGATATAACTTAATACCTAGACAGCCAATTGTAGATTTTGTTCCTATTGTTGCATTGTAACTTAATACATTAGTTGGATCTCCATTGTAAGAATAACCCTTACAATTAAGTCCTTCACTATTTTGTGCAACATCTAATATCTCTACAAATCCTGGAATTAACGATACTAACATTGCCACTGCCATAAATCCCATGATAAGTGCAATCATAAGGTGAGCCATATCCATTTGTGCCTTTTTTTGTTTAGGCATTAATAATGGTGATAACCAACTTCTTTTAATCTCTTTCATGATAAACCCTATGACATTTTCCACCTATGAAAATCTTTTGATTTCCAGGTGTGGCTTTAAACATATTTGTTCTACCAACTTTCAAACCAGTTTTAGTATTCATATGCCCATATGCAGTCCATTTTCTGTATGCTTCTTTACTTGCGAAATGTTTAACTCCTTTCATTTTGGAACCTCCCTTTCATTAATTGATTATAAAACAGGGTAGAAATTGTGAAAACTACCCTGCTCTCAACGAAATCTTGATTACCCAGACGATTTTCATAGAGTGTTACCATTTACCTTTCTCCCTGTATTCTTTCTTAATACAATTCTTAGGAACTTTAATTTGAATATTAGCTGGAACTTTGATAAACATCCTCTTAGGAATATTAACTGAAGTCTGTCCGTTTCTATGATTAGTAAATACTTTTAGATTAATCTTAAATGGGTTTTTCATAATCTTAATCCTCCCTGATTAAATACTTTATATGATTTTCTTGATTGAATAATATTTTTTCTTTCTGCAATACTAGATAATCTTCTAGGCGCTTTCTGAACCAATATACCGCTTCCTTTTCCTAATCTAAACTCTTCGCTTGGTGCAAGAGGAATAAATCCACCCTTGCCTGTCTTAATCCTAAATGAAGCACCTAGAGTTTGTCTTGCAGCCTGTTTACCTATAATAATTCCTTGAGAGACATTTGTAACCTTTGCTATTGGCATAAATTTACCTCTACGCCTGAATTCAACTGTTAATGCAGTTGAACGAGTTTTTGGAACTACCTTTGCTTGTCTCAATGGATTTTTATTATTGTCTGAAATAGTTACAGGAATTTCAAATCTAGGTGTTCTAGGAATATTAAAAGAAGATTGTGCATATCTACCTCTATATCCTTGATTTACTTTCATATCAACTTTTCCAATAAGATTTTGAACTAATTGAGTATTCAATTTTGATTGGGACTTAGTTTCTATCAATGATACTTCGACAGGTTTCAATACTTGGCTTTCTTTTGTAACTCCACCTAATCCTAATTTAGTTTCTGTCTTTGTAATTAAACCTGTAGTTAAGTATTGATTTTGTTTTGTTTCAGATTTAGTTTGTTCTTTTGTAGATGGTAAAGCATTAACTCCTGAAACTTTAGCTAACACAACCGAAGTAGTTCCTAAACTTACTTTAGCTGGAACATTTTGCATAAACATTTTTGTATCAACTTTGGGAATAGTTGAGATAGTTGAAACCTTTGTTGGAGTTATTCGGCTAACCGAAGGACTTATTTGTTTTAAATCTTGTTTAGCTGCTTGAGTTAACTGTTTAGTAATCTGCAATGCTTCTTGCTTTTGAGCCTGTCCTGGTTTAAATACTCCTCCACCATAGGTCTCTTTAACTTTAATTTTAAAAGGATCTTCAAACTTTTCAGTAGCTATTCTCTTAAACTTTCCAGGATAAGCAATATTCTTTGCCGGAGTCATTTCAAATGATTTTGCTGTTCTTAATCTCCCAACAGTTCCACTTGTTTCAAATGTATCAAATATTAATCCAGGAGTGGTTCTAGCTCCTATTGTCTTTGTTTCTATATTCCCTAATCCCTTTTGATATTTTAAAGTTCTAATAATTCCTGTTTCAGGAACTTGGAAATTTGTTATTCTCTTTACTGAAAAACTCTCTAATCTTTTAGGCATTTCAAATATTTGTCTTGATAATGTATTTACATTAGTCAATGTTCTTCTTCCTTGTATACTTACTTTTGGAGGAACCATATCAACTCTAATTACTCCGGGTTTTCTATTTGTTAAAAATACTTTAGGAGGTTCAACTTTAACACTTGATTTTAATCTAACATCTTTTCCAACTGCTCGCTGTCCATAAAAGCTAGATTTTAAATCTGCATCAATAAAATCCTGTGCTGTCTTTGGAATTCTTGTTACTCTTTGTTTTCCCTCTATCCCTATTCCTTTTCCTATACCTTCATATTTTGTCTGTTCACTTATTGTTTTAAATCCTCTTGTTCTAACTCCAGGAATTCTAGCAGAAGAAATATCTACATTAGCATTCATTTCTAATTTTATTCCTCTTTGCCCAATAGTTGCTGTCTTTGTTCCAAATATAGTATATTCGGGAATTTTAGGCGCAGAAAATCTTAATGTTTGTCCTATTTCTTTCTTACCCATTCCTGTTCCCTGCAATAATTCTATGGCTGCTTTTCTTGCGCCAGCAGTCCCATACTTTGTTTCAGCATAAACTATCTTGGGAGTTGCACCAAAGAACTTTGCTACTGGAGAAGGAGTTCTTGATATTTCAAAACCTCTACCTACTTGAATTGTTCTAGGAAGTAGTCCTGCTTCTCCTGTTTCTAAAATACTTTGAGTTGTTGGATAACCTTTAAACTTTCCAAAAATTTCATAAGTTAATCTTGTTTCAGAACCAGCTCCAGTTTCTATTCTTTGAATTGTTTTTGGAACTTGATTTACTCTTGGAGTAACGGTCTTCTCAAAATAATTTATCTCTTTAATTTGTGCAGAACCTAAGAATGGTTTTGCAACGATTGGAGTAACTAAAGGCAAAGCAGTTATCCCTGTCATTATTCCTCTATTAATTCTCTCTTGAGCCGATAGTTCTCTTGGTGTTAATGTTGAAGCTACTCCAGCAGAAAGTAATCCAACTGGTCCTAATAATAATTCTCCTGCAGTTAATCCTGCACCATATCCAACAAACTCTCCAACAGTTCTTCCAAGTTCTTCACTACTTCCTTGGCTTATTGTAGCCGGACCCATTATTCCTGGAATACCTTGGGTAGTTGTTGTTTTAGTTGGAACAGTCTGTAATCTATCTAATTGACCTCCAACATATCCTCCGACAGCTCCTCCAACTCCTCCTGAAATTGAAGGTAAATCTACAAATAAAGTTTCTCCAACATCTCCAGCAAACCTTGCTTGTTCTTGTAATTGTCTAGCGCTAGGAATATTTAATCCAACAGGACTTGGAAGACTAAATCCAATTCCAGGAACAACATCATAGGCAGAAACTCCCTGTTTACTTCTTAATATATCTCTATAGACTTCTTGATAACTTGGAATAAGGATACCACTCTTTCCTCCACCACTTGTGCCTCTTTTTATAGTAGCTTGTAATTGTTCAAAAGGTGTTGCTACTTCTAAAGAAGAACCTGAATATCTAGGAATAGGAATAGGTTTATTAGACTGATAAAGAATTCCAGTATTTACTAACTTCTGAATATTTTCAGGTGAATAATATTTATTAACAACATTACCTAATTTATCAACTGTGTAACTCATTCCAACATTAGCGTCTTGAAAACCAGTAACTTGTCCATTATTTATTATAGGAGTTAATCCCACATTAAGTAACTCCTGTTGAGTAACTTCTCTTGCTGCAGGTGGTGTTACATAACTTCCACCTCCTCCTCCAATTAAAGTAGTTCCAGCTGGTGCTGTTGGAGTAGAGTATTTATTTCCTGAAGAGTCTGTATAGGTTCCTGTTGAACTATCATAGGTTGGTGTTTGAAATCTATCTACTGGTGGTGTGAATGGATTTGATCCTCCGCTTGAACCTCCTGAACTTCCACCTCCTCCTCCACCTGAAGGAGTTGTTGGTTTTGTAAATGGGTTTGTTGGTGGTGTGAATGGATTTGAAGAAGTATTTGTTGATGATGATGTTTGTTGAGGTGGTTGAGACTGAGGTTGAGAACCAATTCTATTCTGTGATATGGGTGTAGCTGACACTGTTGGTCTAGGTCCAACCATTCCCGCTACAGCCTGCCCAGCTGATTTTCCAGCATTAATAGCAGAAGAAATTATATTCATTTATTTAACCTCATTAGTTTTTTCTCCATTGGCAATAATCCTTTAGAATAATAACAAGGAAATTCATGGATATGATTTAAAGCAATCTTACGCGCCATTTGTTTTTGAATAGGTTTAGGAAATAAGCCCTTATGTTCCATTTCTATTTTTGTTCCTATTCTAATCTCTCTATTAAAACTACAATTAGATTTAGTTAATTTCATTATAGTGTAATGAATTATGTGTTTATAAAATCCTATTACGCGTAATCACTTTACCAATTATATAAAATAATATCTTAAAGCCCTAATATAATTTCAGAAATGTAATCCATTAAAACTATTATTAGTATAATCGCAACTAAATATAAAACAAAAGCTGTTATAACTTTTTGAATAGTAAATTCATTAATATTCAATTTTATTATAAAATAAAGTATTCCTGTAGCAATTACAATTAAAATTAAAGCTAAGAATCCAACAATAATATTAAGTATGTTTTTTGTTAAAGTATTGTTAGGTCTTATTAAACCTATTAAATCTTCATCAGTATAATATCCATTTGAAGATGAAAATGTAATTGTTTTTGTAAAAGGTGAATCAAAGGTTTCACGAAGATTAACAAAACTTATTGAATCTGTGTCTACAATATAACTATCACAATAAAAAGTTCCAGTAATATTTACAATAATATTATTGCCTGTTGTCTCAAGGACTGTATTGGTTATAGTTACGGCAGATAATAGAGGTAATAAAAATAAAGTTATAACTAATAAAATACTAACTGAAAGTTTTTTTTTTGAATCATTTTAAGCACAAGCTGTTGCTTTCCTGAATAATTTACCATTAGCATCTATACAAGCAAAGGCATCTCCACTTCCTGCAAGAGGAGTTACTGTAACATTATCGGCTAAGGTTAAATCGCTTGAACCAAGAACAGATAATTGAATCGCTGAACTAGAATTACTTACTTGTAAAGCATAAGAAGATTGGGAATTTGGATAAATTTCCAATGTAGTCTTTGGAGTAAACTTAGTCTTTCCTGATATATTAACATACATATAATCATTAACGCTAAAATCAGAAGTATAAACTGTTGTTACAGATTTAGTATTACTTGCTCCATAAGTTATTGCAAATTTAGTATTTATAGAGGGAGTTCCTGTTGAGTTATCCAATGTTTCAAAAGCAAGATGGGAATGTTTATCAGAATTTGTTGAAGAATTAAAATGTGTTACTATCCAAGAAGAGACTCTATTTTTGTTTGTATCTGAATCATAAGAATACCACCAAATACCTTCTTTTCCTTCAGGAACAGTTTGATTAAAATATATTCCTCCCGAGCTAGGTGTGCCACCTAATAATGAATTTACTCCATTAAATCCAACTATAGTATCCGAAGTAGAAAATAATAAATCAGAAGATATTGCTGGTGTTGATATTCCTAAATCAGTTACAGTTGTTGTAGCATAAACTAAGGCGGACATTAATAAAATTCCAGTTAGAATCCAAAGTGTATTTCTAAATTTATTCATTAAATAAACTAAGCTATGTTTATTTTTAAATACCTTACTTTGTTAAGAAGGGAAAAAAGCTATCATCTTTATTATTCTTCATAAGTTTCATAGCTTTTTCTATAGGTGCATTATACATTTGTATTAAATCATTTAAGACAAGAGAAAGCATATTAGGGTCTGATAGATTAACTTCATTTTTATATTCATATCCTCCATCACCTCTAATTCCCTTTTCTCTAACTCTAATAATTAATTGCTTACCCATTCTATCCTCCTTTAAAAAACAAAAAGAAACCAATTGCGGCTGCAATTAATATTGCAATAACAATTATTACTCCCTTGTTCATTTGTTGTTTAGCTTTTTCCATTACAGCTTTTGTAACCATCTTAACTAATATCTCGTCGCTGTCTGTACTGTCTCCTCTTGCTTTGACTTCATCCCAATCTAAATTAGAAACTGGGCGTCTATCAATTTCTCTTATGATAACACATTTGATTATCTTCTTTCCAAGACGAGTAGTCCAACAAGCTCTAGGGTCGAACTCATAAGCCTTATGCTTCCAAATAATTATGTTCCCGGAATATAGTGGAACTAATCTTGGCGGTTCAATTTCTCCCTTGATATTAAGATACAACATTAGAACTTTATCTTCTGATGCTTTTGCATTAGTAGATTTCTTCATAGCACCTTTCCATTTGTAAGGATACTTGAATGGCTTTTCTTTTTCTTCAGTATCTACTTTTAACTTCCCTAGTCTTAAACCCTCTTCAACTTGTCTCAATCTATCGTTGATGTTAGTTTTAGTTTCTAACTTGCTTGAGGTTGCTCGGGTTGTTGTGAATTGTCCTTTCCGAATATTCTCCATTTTGGTTTTGCCGGGTTTAGATTATTAACCAATGAACCGCGATAAGCAGCTTTCTTGGAAGTAACAAAGAGTTCTACAAACCATCCTTTCTTACCCATACTTGTTGCGAGAGTTATTTCTCCTGTGCCTGTAAAGTAATCTGCAAAAATATCATGATGAAATAGTTTTCCTAAAAGAGCAATCCTTTGACAATCTCTAACAGAAATTCCTAAATCTCCAAGTTCTCTTCCATCAAGATTAGCAACTTTGCTAGAGTCCTTTGCTCTCCAAACATCTTTAAATAACGAGAATAAACTTTCAGGCTTTCTTGCACCAGGTAAGTTTGAACCAGTTTGTTCTTCCCATACTTCCCTTTGCTCGTCGAAGTAATTATCTTTTAATTCATCTTCTTCAGTATAGGGAGTATCCTCTACTTTAGTATCGTCTGGGTAATCCATTGAATATTAATTCTAAACCTTTAATCCTCCTTTCATTTTTCTAATCATCACTTCCTCCCCCCATAATTCCTAAATCAGTATAGAACATTTCTACTATTGCTATGAAGCAAACCGAGAGTCCAATCCCTAAAGTAATAAATGAAATTGCTCTTGTATAATCATCTGCAAAACTTCCAAGTCCATAGATCATCATATAGATACCAGCAACAATAAATAGCATTCCTGAAAACAATCCTATATATTCATTCTTTAAATAAGAAGCAAAACCAAATATAATAAATGCACCAAGAAGTAAAAAGAGAGGTAGAGTATTCCCATTGTCTCTTCCAGTAGTTGTAATTGTAAAATCATAAACCCAATTTGTTTTTATTCCATCTTCGTCACATTGTCCGTAAACATAATAAGGACCTAGTTCTTTTGTATTAGAAAAAGTATAATCATAATCATCTCCATTCTTAGTCATTGCTGTTTGTGTGTTAAGCGCAAACGAACCATTTGGATAAGTTACTCTAGTTATGTTTGCATAAGTTGAGTTAACACAATTCTGTATTAAGTTAACTGACTTTCCTTGTTGCTTTTCCCCAAGAGAAGTTATTTGACTTGCACTTACTAAACCTAAACATAAAACTATAGTCAACACAAATAATATCTGTTTCATTTTAAAAACAATACTCCTCTATATTTAAATTCCTAAGTTTCATACCCAAATATCCTCCAACCTTTCTGCAACAACTTCAACTAATCTTCTAGGAGAATGAGTTTGAAAGTTAGCACATTCTCCTTCATAAGCTCCACTACATTTATTTCTACAGAAAGCAAAGTTCACTTCAGGGTGAATAGTTCTGACATATTCTCCTTCAGGACTTTCAGACAAAGCAACTCTCCTCCAATAACAATTATTCATTTTTAAACTTCCTATACTTTCCACAGTAATGAACTCCATTTTCTTTTAATCCGTCGTGGCTACAAGTATTTTGATACTCATAATAATATTCACAATCATCTTTAAATTCACATTCCATTATGCTCCCACCTGCCCTCTCGGGATATAATATAAACATCCTCTTGGAATATATAAAACTGAACCTCTACCTGTTCCTGTTCTAGTCCAACAATAAGCAGTTCCTGTTGTTCCCCATATACCAAAAGGTGAACCATCCCAAGCAGATACATTAAATCTTCTTGGAGTTCCTATATCTAAACTTGTTAGTGCAATACATTTTGGATTTGTTGTTGAATCACAAATAGGAAGTAATGTTGAATTAATATATCCTGTTCCTGAATTATATTCAGGTAAGTTGTATAAAGATATATTTGCAGAAACATTTAATCCTGATACACTTGCATTTACATAAATAGAATTATTATTAATTTGAATTTGCTTTGACATATTTGTTCCATTATTTCCCATGACATGTATTGCTGATAAGAAATCTATTCTTCCATAATCAGTATCTTCAATGCTTAATCTATAATTAGTATAATAACTATTTATCTTTTGATTTTTTAAAAGTAAACCAATAGGATTATTGGTGCATCTATCTCCTAAATCTACTTTAGAAGAATTTCCCTTTATTATTGTATTATTTATAAAAGTATAAGTTCCAATAGCTGTTGCACAATTTCCTCTAAATCCAATTATATACCAAACATCTGAATTAGTAACATTAAAAATATTATTCTCAATAGTATTATATGCACTGTTTGAAGAAAAATAACCATAGTTACTTCCACTAGTATTATTTAAAGTGGTTATTCTATTATCATGGATAGAAGAATTAATTGCATAAGTAATTCCATGTGCTGTTAAACCTTCGGTAGTTATGTTATTATTAGAAAATTCTGCATAAGCTATAGATACTCCTAATGCACCTAATTTTCTAGTATAGATTGTATTGTTTTTTATTATACAAGAAAAATTAGAAGGTCCACAATTTAAACTTAATGCTGTCCCAACATAATTTGCTGTTGTCTTTTGAGTTGCATTGTTATTAGTAATTGTATGATTTATACCATTGTTTATTAGTCCTATTGCACTATAATGGAAATCAAAAGTATTATTATTAATTAAACTATTAGTTACATTATTAAAGAATATTGCATACTCTTGATTTCCAAAAGTTGATGTATTTATTCTAAGATTTATTATAGATATATTTCTTATGTTTGTTGCTGAAATTCCATAACATCCTGCACAAGAAGTTGTTCCATAAGTAAGATTATATCCGTTTCCGTCAATAGTATTATTAAAACCTGTTACAGTTAAACAAGTCCCTGTAGAAGTTATAGATTGATTTAATTGGTAGTAAGTATTATTTAAAGCAAGAGTTCCACATGCAGAAACATTTGTTATTGTTGGGTCAATATATTTATCCGAAGTAAAATAAACATTATTACTATCCCATTTACAATTTGCATAAGATTTAGAACAAATATCTCTAAAATTATATTCTTGTCTTTCTTCTTTCCATTCTCCAGTTTTTTGATAAGTATAAAATAAAGGATAAGTATAGATTAAAGTTCCATTTTCATAAACAGGGTTTTCAATTAAAACTAAATCACTATTTGTTTCAATGGTATAAGAATAATTTGAAAGTTCATTTTCATTCATTGAATTATCTATTGCTCCAAAGCAAAGTCCTGATTTATTTAAACCTGAACATTCAGTTTCATTTTTAATCCAAATATCTTTTGGTTCAACATTATAAGCTGTTCCGTTCCATTTCTTTAATATTAAAGTTGTTGTAATATTATCATCTGTATATTCAATTAGAGAATACTCTTGATAAATAAACACTGTAGAATTATCTCCTATTTGAATATAAGTTTCATCAACTACTTGATAACAATCTGCCCAAGAACCATTTACTTTTTGCTGTGTAATTGTTTTCTTAATTGACTTATCTTTTTTAGTATAAACATTTCTACTAGGTAAATCATTTTTGTTTTTAGCATTAGGATAAATTTCACAAAGCAAAGTATTCTTAGAATGTTTATCTTCAATATAAGCAACTGTTCCTAATTCAGATTTTTCTATATTCCATCCTTTAGATTTTATTTTTAGATTACCAATCTCCATCTTTTGATTTAATTCTAAACCTTGTGCATTAACTCCATTAGTTTTAAATGGATTAATTAATTCCTGTTGCATTTTATTTTGTCCTCCTAAATAATAATATCCCGCTACTGCTAGGATTGATATTGCTAAAACTATAATTATTGTTTTTTTCCATTTCATATTAGTGTCTTTTATAACTATCTCCGTCAGCAGTTTCTTTATTACAAAAAGTATTCTTTCTATTCTTCATCATTAACTTTCCTTTTTTCTTTTGTTTTTTTGATTCTCTCATTTTATTATCCTGTTAAATATAGACCACTGGAATTTGCACAAATGCTATGATTTATTGTTAAGTCACAAGCTCCACTGATTTCATTCATTATTTGAAGAGAAACATTTGTAATATTATTAGTTCCCATATTTAAATTACCATTCATGCTTCTTGTTCCATCTGTAAGTAAATATTGAGTATGGTCATCATCTAAAAGTCCAGTTAATACTCCATGGTCTGTAGCAACATAAGTTCCACTTGGAAGATTTGAAACAGAACGCAAATCCTGAACATCTGAAACAGTTGGAGCAGATACTCCATTTCTTCTCATAATAACTCTATAAAGCAATTTATATTCAGGAATGTCTAAAGTTCCTAAACTCATACTCTCCCATTTATTATTTAACTGTGCATTTGCAAGAGTAACATCTGTTCTTTGTCCCATGATTAAATAAGTTGGAACATCTCTATCTACAGATTCTATAACCCAATAAGCAACATACTGATTATTTGTTACATCCGCAGTACCAGTAAGAGTGTCATATTGAATTACATCTGAAATATTATAATACAAATCTTTTGTGTAATTTTGGAAATTATATCTTCCTGTTGCAGTATGGAAAAATATCCTAGAAGCATTTTGAATTGGATTAGTATCTATATTATCTTCATCTGCAATAGTTCCACTTGTCATGTTCCAGTTCTTAGGGTCACTAAATAATCCTGTAAAACCACTTACATATCTAGTTCCAACAGTTGAATGTAAATAATAATGAGTTGCACTATCCATAGTTACTCCATGTCTTTCTTTTCCAATTATTCCCATTGAACCATTCCAAAATACAGTTGCTACCTGAATAACATTTTCAAAATCATTACCCCATGGAGTTTGGCTTGTTGTTAATACATCTCCACTTAAAGCATTAAAATAAATATAATTAGTATAACCTGCATCATTAGGAATTATAACTGAATCAGAAGTTGTTTTATGAATCTTTCTTCCTTTAAAATAAATATAATAATCTCCACTTATTGTAAAGTTTCTAAGAGAGTTATCAAAAGAAAGAACTGAATTGAATGTACTTTGTTGTGAAAATCCTGTTGGTTCTTTTGTTGCATTGTAAATATCATCAGTCCAGTTTGCTCCTGAACCATAATAATAATATGCTGTTACATTTTGAGGAGTATTAATATTATTATCAACTGTTAAAGTTCCATGAAGAATCGAGTTACCAGTTAATTCTAAAGCATAAGTAACTCCTGATAAAATAACTTCTGTTACTCCATTAGTAAAATATCCTGCTTGTTGCCCAATAGCATTTCCTATTATTCCATAATAACCATAACCAAATATTCCTATTCCTTCTGCATCTACATTTCCTGTAGTGTTAAAATCTCCTGAACCATTAAAATTATTATTAGTAAAATTATATTGAGCATAAGATTGACAGTTACTTCCATTTTGTAAACAAACATCTGTAAGAGTTGAACCATTCCCAACAAATCTTGTAGCAATTACATTTCCATTATTAAATAAAGCATTTCCTCCTGCCGAATATATTTGGTAATTATTTGAAGAACCTGCTGTTAAATCTTCCAAATATATTCCATACATATTTGTTATCCCTGAACCTTGAGGTTTAGCAAGATAAATATCATACATATTAGAAATAGCTCCACTGTTTATTGTAGCTCTTTGATATTCTCCATAAAAATTAGACATTGTTCCTGAACTAGAATATATTGGAGCTATCTGAACACCTGAATAATGATTATAATTATTTGTTCCAGTAAATTCAACTCTACTATCAAAAGAATTATAAGCTATCCCACCACTTCTTGTTATTATGGAATCATCTGCAAAACCATGTCCGTTTCCACTTACATCATCATTAACACTTCTTGCAAGTAATATTTTGCTATCTCCACTATAATCAGGGTTACTTCCAACTTTTATATATCCTGTTGTTGTTAAATTAAAAGAACCTGCTTTATTTCCTGTAAGTCCTGTTTGGTCTTCATATGCTTTCCAAAAGTCAGTGGGAACATATCCCTGAAAATAATAAGTGTCATTTGCAGAAGTTCCGTTTGGAATTATTGGAGAAGAAAGAGCTGAAGTGTCTTTTCTTACTAAAGGAATATTTGGATTGTCAATTAGTGGAGCCGATATTAAACCAACTCCTAAGATGATTATAAAAAAAAGAATAGGGAGTTTCATCTAGTTACTCCTCCCGATTTAAATAAAAAATATTTTATCAATTTGTGTTCCTATGAAGAACTAAACTATTCCTGCTTGTCTAAATACAGTGTATAATCCAGCTACAACAGTTCCTAAGATTATTAACGAGAAAAATCCGGGAACTAATTTAAGCACAGTTGCACCCCAACTAGAAGCGTTTGCTAACGAACCTCCAGTAGCAGCTGCAGTATTAACTTGGTCTGCGATAGGACCAATTAATGATACACCAACTAGAACAGCAACGAAAATTGTAATGAATACAGCTATCATTGTTATTTAACTAATAAAGTTTAATCTCCTCCATTCTCTGATTAAGCGTAGCGCATTTAAAAATACCTATGTTTCTAAACTCTAAAGTAACAAGACAATATTTATAAAGAATTGATTTGTAAAAATGAAATGGAAGAGGAAATGAATAATGAATATATGAAAGCCAAAGTTTTCTTTGAAAGAAAAATTCCTATTCATATAGTTCTAAAGAGCGGCGCATTTTATAATGGATTAGTAACAGAAATTACAAATGATTTCTTTTTTATAGATGATAGAGAAGATGGAAAGAAGATTGTGTTCTTTGTTGAATTAGCTAAACCCATTGAAGAGTTTAGGGAGAGAGTGTAATGTTCTTCGCTATAAATTCAAATACTGGCGAAAAAGTCAATTCTTTAACTATTGAAACAAACCCATCTTATAAATTTATAGAAGAAGAGGTTTGGTATGCCGACCCTGATGAAATTGAAAGTTCTCCAAAAGAAATAGATATAAATAAAATTGAGGTTCAATTTAGAAAAGGACATCAAGATATAATTAACTTTCTTGGAACAAAATATGATTCCTCTCCACATTTTTTTATTCCTAACAAACACAAGTTAGGGATTAATGTTATCCCTGAAAGTATAGAACACAAACTAGCAAAAAATTGGATTTACAATAGATTACAAACTTCTAATCTAATTATTTCTTATTGTCAAGTTAATAAACCCTATAAGTATACAGAAGATATTAATCTATTTGATTTAGAATTAGATAAAGAGAAAATAGGGATTGAAGTATCATCTTCTACTTTTGGAAATAGAACTTATAGGAGAGCTGATGTAATTTGCCCTTTTAAAGTTAAACATGAAGTTCTTGGAAAAGGAATTGTTTTTGAAATACAATTTGGAAATCAATATGAAAAAACAAAAATATCAAGAGAACTTGATTGGGCAATTAGAGGATTTAGTATTGCTTGGTTACATAAAGACAATTTTAATTTTATTTCTGATACTATTATTGATTTAAAAAAAGATAAAGTCAATGTTGATAGCTTTGCAAATCTTATAAAACAGAATAATAAATCTTTTGTTAGGGAATTAAAATTGGTTGTTCAAGATTGTTGTAGAGATTTTGATAATAAAAAATTAGAAATAGAAACAGATATTTTTAATTTATTAGAAAAAGTTAAGCAAGAAATATCAAAAGAAAAAGCAAAACAAGTCCAATTCAGTATTAGAGATTTAAAAGATATAGTAGCTAATGAATTTCAATCTTTAAAAGGAACTATTCAACCTATTTGTCCAAAATGTAAAACACAAATGCTTCTTAAAAAATGGAATGGAGGTATGTTTTGGGGATGTGCAAATTATCCTGATTGTAAATGCACTTCAACTTATGATGAATAATGAAAAAATTGAGGTGGTTAAAAGAATGGCAAGATAGGAAAGTTGGTGATATTTCTAATGCGGGAGAAAAATCTGCTTCAAATTTTGTTAGTCAAGGATTTGCTGAATATGTTGAAGAAACTCCTTTAACTTATTCACCATCAAAAACATATCATGTTGGAAAGGATAATATTGCTATTCCTATTGAAGAAAAAGCTAGAAAAGAATTAGCCCGTTATCTTTCTGATGTAGCAACTTTAGAAAATAATCATGTTGATTTAGCAACTGAACAAGATTTACAATTATTGAATGTTCTTCCTGATAATTATTTAAAATGGTATAAGGAAAAAAAGTTATTAGAAAAGATTACTCCTATTGAGGTTGTTGAAGATGAAGATAACATAAGACAAGCTATTCTAAGACTATTTGGTAAGCAAAGTTTTGGCAAAGCATCGGAAGTGATGGTTGATTATATTGAAAGCAAACATTCTATTTATACAACAAGAGAAGATAAAGCAAGTGAAATTTGGATTTACGAAGATGGAGTTTATATTCCTAATGGTAGAAGTATTATCAAAGAGATCATAAGAATAATAATGCAAGAGTATTCTTCAAGTATGTTTCAAAATCAAGTGATAAATAAAATTGAGAATGATACTTATATTAATTCAGAAGACTTTTTTAATAATAACTATGTTTATGAAATTCCTGTTCAGAATGGGATTTTAAATGTTTTAACAAAAGAACTTGTTAAATTTACTCCAAAGAAAATATTCTTCAATAAACTTCCTGTTACTTATGTTCCTGAAAGTAAATGTCCTATGATAGATAAATTTCTTACAGATGTTCTTGCTAGTCCTGACGATAAAAAAGTATTCTATGAAATTGCAGGATTTGGATTAATAAAAGAATACATATTTGAAAAATCTATTATGATGGTTGGTGATGGAAGAAATGGAAAAGGAAAATCATTAGAGTTATTGAAAAGATTAGTTGGTGCAAAGAATTGTTGTAGCTTAAATTTATCTTCATTAAAACCGGATAGCTTTGCTCTATCAGAATTGTTTGGAAGATTATTTAATCTAGCTGGAGATTTAAGTTCAACTGATTTAAAAGACACTGGAGTTTTTAAATCACTAACTGGAAGAGATATTATTTCTGCTTCAAGAAAATTTCTAAAGAATATTTACTTTACAAATTATGCTAAAATGGTTTTTGCTTGTAATGAACTTCCAAAAGTCTATGATAGTTCTATGGGTTTTTGGGAGAGATGGATACTCTTAGAATTTCCATATAGGTTTGTTGAAAAGGAAGTTTATAAAGAAGCTGAAGATAAATCTCTTTTAAAAATAAGAGATGAAAATATAATTGATAAAATAACAACTGAAGAAGAACTCTCCGGATTTTTAAATGAAGCACTTGTTGGACTTGAAAGAATATTAAAAAACAGAAGATTTAGTTATTCAAAAGGAACAGAAGAAATAAAGAACACTTGGATAAGAAAATCTGATAGCTTCAAAGCGTTTTGTTTGGACAACATTGAAGAAGAAGTTGAAAGTAAGATTATGAAAAAAGAAATTAGAAGAGCTTACTCCAAGTATTGCAAGAAACATAAGTTGAGAGGAGTTTCAGATAAGTCAATCAAGATAACACTTGAAGAACAATATGGAGTAAGTGAAGGTTATGTTAATATGTTTGGTAATCAAGAACACTGCTGGGAAGGTATAAAATGGACATAATAATATTTAATACAGTATATTCAGGGTATGCAGGGTTTTTGGTATAGTTAAAATACATTATTATAATGCTTTTAAACAATGTCAAAAAAGGTGCATACCCTGCATAGCTATATTAAAAGATTATATTAAAAGATTAAAGATATTAAAAGAGTATATTAAAAGATGACAAATTATATAAACGGAAGAGCAAGAGAATATCGTATCATGAATAAACTTAAAGAAAAGGGTTGGGTAGTTTGTCGTACAGCTGGAAGCCATTCACCAATTGATCTCATAGCAATCAATCCAAAAGATATTAAAATTATTTTTATACAGTGCAAACCTAAGTCCATGTCAAACAAAGCAAAGGAGAGATTAGAGAAAGAGCATGCTTGGCTTAATAATGAATTCATTTGTAACTTTAAAGTTGTATCACTTGAGAAGGAGTTAGGTTTATGTTAGCACAGATAATGAGCGCATTTGTAATGATTATTGTTGCAGTTAGTTTATATCCTTTAATAGTTGAACAAGTTCAATCAGTTGCAGTTCAACAGAATGCAACTTCTACTTCATCAGAATTTGCAACAATGGCATTATCCACTTTTCCCTTATTTTTTGCAATAGCTATGGGCGTTGCAATACTTGGAGTTGTTATAACAACTCTAAAAGGATTTTCAGATTATTCAGAAGATTATGAAGAAGAGAATGAAGATATTCCTGCGGAAGAGAAACCACACAAGCAAACTTATTTAGAATATGTCAAGGAGAGAATAGCGGCGCAAAAGCTAATTCATAATTCATAATGGAAGACATAAAAAATAGCAAAAGAGTAATTGAAAAAACAATAAGTTATATTTTTACTTTTGTTGGAATATTTAGTGCTGGATTTATTTTAGGAAATGTTGGAAAATCTGGATTATTAGCAAGTGGTTTTCTAACTTTATGTTCATTAACTATATTTGGATTGGAGGAAACAAAACATGGAACAAACTAAAAATAGCTTTTGCGAACCTTTTTATTATACAAGAAAAGCAAATATAGAAATTGAAAAGACTAGAAAAGAAGTTGAAAAAATAGAACAAGAAATAATAGATATTCAATTTAAAATGTTGAGGTGTATAAGATGAAGTGCAGAATTGACATCAAAAAAGAATAACTAAAACTTTACTTAAACAAACTTAAACTTACTATAAACAAAAGACATCAAAGAAGGAATAAAATGAAAGAACAAATTAGAATGAATGAAATTTTAAACACATTAAAAGGAATGGAAGCAAGAATGAACAATATTCAAACTACAATAAATAATCAAACAGAAGCGATTAAAATATTTAGAGAATTAATTAATAGTCCACAAGTCACCAATAATAAAGGAGTATCGGTGGTGTCTGCTCCCTTGTCGGACACTTTCGCAGAGTCAACCAAAGAGGAACTCATAAATGAAACCTTGAGGAGAATAACTGATAAAGATATTAGGGATATGACAAGAATAAGATTAAGAGGTATAATAGGAAAAGCGTTAGATTTAAAACAAGAAAATAAATCTAAAGGATGTTATAAGACATTTAGATATAAACATGGAACAAAGGAAATGTGGGTTCATTGTGGAGATATAGTAACAAATCCTATTAAACTTGTTTTATGTCCAGATTGCAAAGATTTTGAAGAACACAAGAAACATTGTGGATGTTGTGATGAAATAAAGAAAGGATGTGGAAATAAAGTTTATGATAGAGATGGACATTCTTATTTTACTTGTGGAAAAATGGATGATGCTTTTATTCCTTCAATAAAATTATGTGATAAATGCACAAAACAAGACAAAAGTGTACTATTTAATGATACAGTAAATGATACAGTAAAAAAAGATAATTCAATTAAACAACTTTTAGATAGAGATTATATTTCTGATAAGGATATGTGTAATTTTATGGATAAAGTTAAAGATTCGCAAAAGGGAAGGTGTAAGTAAAATGCCTAAGAAACTATATATTTGTGAGATATGTGGAAAGAGAAATGATAAGACACAAATTGTTTGTTGTAAATGTGTTGAGAGAGATTTATTGGCTTTAAATAATAAAATTAAAGTATTAGAAAGAAAGATAAGTATTTTAGAAGACCCACTAAATGAAATTTTTGTAGATAAACAGACATCGCAAAAGGGAAGGAGTATGTAAAATGAATAAAGAATTAATAAATAGATTTTTAGTAGAAAGATATTTCATAGAAATAAATCCATTATTAAGACCTATTCATAGAATAATTAAAAGAAAAAGTAGTGTTTTAACAAAAAGAGAAATGTTAGAGTATTTAAATGAAAATAGGTTTAGTGAATGATAGTCTTAGAATTATTCTCTGGAACTGCAAGTTTTAGTAAGGTAGCAAGAGAAAGGAATCATAAGACTTTTACTATTGATTTTGATAAACAATTTAATCCAGATTTATGTATTGATATTTTAGATTTTAATATTAATATGCTTCCAGAAGAATTTAAACATCCAGATATTATTTGGGCAAGTCCACCATGCACAACTTTTAGTGTTGCAAGTATATCTACTCATTGGAAAGGTGGGAAAAATGCTTATATTCCAAAAAGCAAAGAGTCTGAAGTAGGACTAAAAATATTGGAAAAAACAAAAGAAATCATTAAAGAGTTAGAACCTAAGTTTTATGTTATAGAAAATCCTAGAGGAGTTATGAGAAAGTTTATGCCAGAAGTGAATAGACAAACAGTTACTTATTGTCAATATGGGGATCAGAGAATGAAACCAACAGATATTTGGACTAACATAAACTTTATAGGAAGAAGATGTAAGAATAATTCTAAATGTCATGTATCTGCTCCAAGAGGTTCAAGAACAGGAACACAGGGCTTAAAGGGAGCAAAAGAAAGAAGTGTTATTCCACCTATGCTTTGTAAAGAAATATTAAATAGCTGTTCGCAAAAGGAGTAAAATATGAAAGAGATAATAATTCACATAAGAGAAGTCAATGGAAAAATTGGACATAGAGTAGCTAAAAACTTTCCTGAAGACGCAAAGAGTATTGCAGACTTCATTGGGCGCTTAGAAATAATCAAACATGAGGAGTTAGAAAAACTTATAAACAATGAACAAGTTGAAAATAAGAAAGAAGATGGTGAAGAAAGAAGTTAATTTTGAAAAAGTTGTTAAGTGGGAAGGAAAGTATGATTACATTAATGCTTATTGTGTTTTATTAATTTTTAATATTATCTTTTGTCTTATTGCAATTACTTTATCCTGGAACCATTGGAGTTGCTTATGTTTTATTTTTTGGTTAGCGGTTAATATTTTTACAGCATTGATAGGATTTTTAGATTTAGAAAGAAAAGTATATTGGAGAAGAGTAAATGGGAAAGTTTGATTTTAAAAGTGGGGACCCACTTGACGCTTCACTTGGATTAATAATGAGGCTGAACAAGTTATGGTTTGAAGCTGATGATTATGCTAAGCAAGGTAACTTTAAAGATTGGAATGTTATCCTTGATTGTATTTTCAGAAATCTTTTATATAAAGAACAGCTTGATATTGAGTTCGGAGAGAATGATGAAGTATTGAAAGTAAAGTTAAACAAGTTCGACCAAAATTTATATAACTGGCTTAACAAAGAAGTTAAACTTGCTTCAAAGGAATTTAAGAACATAAAATCTAAAGCACATTATGAAGATTCAAAAGAGAAGTTGTATAATGCACTGCAACTTAAAGACATTGGACTTAGAAAATTTATGTTTGAATTAAAATTATACTTAAAGACAGGCGATAGAAATCCAGCTAACGCAATGTGGGGTGGATGATGCCCACAAAAGTTTATACTTCTGAAATAAGATTAAAATTAACACCTGAACAAAAGAAAAGAATATTAGATCAAGCACAAGTTAAATCTATTCAGAAGAACAGATTTATTTCTGGAACCGAATTTACAAGGATTGTTGTTATGAAGTATGTGAAAGAGATGGAGGACAAAGCAAATGCTAACATTCGAACAAGCACTAAAGAAAATTTGGAAGAATAATAACATTGAGTTAGTTGGATTAGGAATGATTATTCTTTCAGGTATGAATTTTCTAAATAGTCGTTGGAGTTTATTAACATTCGTAGAATTTGCAGCAGTTTGTTGGGGAACTTCTTATCTAATCAGTAAACCAAAAGAAAAAAAGAGGAAATATGTCACTGCATGTAACAAACATTAAGGGAACCTTTGATGATGGGAGAGAAGCAACTGGATTTTATATAGATGGATATTTATGTCATAACCTTTTAGGGATTACTGCTTACTTAAAAAAGAAATGGGATGTAGTTGCTATTGTTTCAGGACATGGAAAGGTTAGAGTTGGAAAATCTACGCTTGCTTTTCAAGTTGCTTCACTGATTGCTTGGATTAATGCTGGCGGAAGAATAGATATGGAGTTAGTTAAGAACACTCAAGGCAAAACAGGTTGGAAAGTTAACAAAGTTAAGAACCCAACCGAACCAATCAAGTTCTCTCTTGAAGAAAATGTTGTATTCAGTGCAATGGACTTAAAGAACACTGCAACGAAGCTGCATGAGAAGTATGGAAAGAACCAAATCATCATTTATGATGAAGGAAGAGAGGGTCTTGAAGGAGCACGAGCTATGGAAAACTTAAATAAAGTTATGCAAGACTTTTTCCAGGAGTGCGGTTACATGGGACACATAATTTTGATTGTTCTTCCAAACTATTTTAAACTTCATGAGGACTATTCGGTTAGCCGATCATTATTTTTGATAGATGCGTTCCATGACAAGCATAAGAAGAGAGGTTACTTCAATTTTTACAATGAAACAGATAAAGAATGGTTATATTTTCTTGGAAAGAAAAGAATTGGGATAACTCAGAAGTATAAATCCCATAGAGAAACCTTTTGGGGACGATTTACAAGCTGGTTTCCGTTTGATAGAGTGGAATATGAAAGATTAAAGGGTGAAGCATTAAAGAACAGGGCTAAAAGCAGGAGAGAAGTTCAATACAAGTTACATAGAGATGCTTTAGTGTATGCTATGCACTCAGAAATAGGAAAAATTCCCTGGACTGCTAAGAAAATTGCAGAAGTAATTGAAAAAATCTCCAAGCAACCTATTTCTGTGGACACAGTAGAAAAAATTAGTGAGATTATGCACAAAAAGGTTCAAGAAGAGACTGAGAACGAGGCAGAAACAACCTAAAACACCGTGAAAACGCCCAAAACACCGTAATTATCGAGAAAAAGTCTTTAGTATAACCTTTATAATCAGATTATTATGGGAAAAATTCTCCATAGAGTGTGTTATTCTATCAAAATACCTTGAAAAGGTTCGCACAATCATTAATTGATAGGGCAGTTTAATAAAATCGACCTGTGGATCCTTTAATTAATAGCCCTACAGCCCATAGGAAGCCCGTAGCGATTAAGTTGTCAGGACAGTTTAATAAATTAGAGCTGGCTGTCAAACAATGGCTGTAGCGGGTTTAATTGACATACCAAATAGGGCTTCAATTTAATTCAATTTAATACAGTCCGATCCTCTTAATCCATAACTATATATACATTAAATAACTATTTAATACAGTGCTACAGCTTGAGGGATAGCCTAAACGAATAAGGATCTATTCAAAAACCTTTAAATAAATATCCCTAAAACTTTTAATACATAAAGGGTTTAGGGTACTTATGTTTTAAGGTAGATTAAAAGACTATATTAAAAGTATATACTAAATAACAACAATCTTTATAAACCATGTTTAAGTGGTAACACTATGAAAGAATTAAACACAAGTAGCGCAAGGCAGTATACTAACTTTCTCTTAGAGAAGATCGAAGAAGGATATTATAGTTATGAGACTATCTTAAAAGAGATGTTATGTTTTTATAGTGAAGATCAGATAAAAGACTTCTGTTTAAACTCATTCGGGAATGAAGGGATCGTAGACAATGACGAGGATGTGGAAGAATGATATTTAAACAACTTTTAATTAAGCTAAGGATTATAAAACAAGATCCCGTGCTAGTGGAACTTTATAAACCTTATAAGAGTTACGCGTTTACTGATTGTAATAACAATTGGAGATTAAGAACCGTTAAGATAGATCCCAAAAATAAACATTATCAAGAGGGTTACTAATGGTATACAAAAAGTATTTAATATATGTAAACAGTTGTTTTTTAACATCTACAGATAAAAATAAACCCACAAATACCCTTAATACTATATTAAAGAGTATTTTAATATACAAGGAGAATTAATAAAAATGGGATATGCAATATTTATTGACTGGGGAGAAGAACAACGGAAAGATAACTATTTTGATAAATGGATTAATCACGGCAGAAATGTTTTAGAACAATCTTGTTCGCATCATGAAGAAGGAGAAGAAGAAACAAACATAAGGTATAAAGGCTATTGTGACGAGTGCGGAGTAAGTGAAGACAGTCAACAGCCAATGATGAATTACTTATATCCTTTAGAATGTGATAAATTTAGTGAGGATAAAATATTAAAAGTAGTCAACGAGACAAATTGTACAGTGATAGAAAATGCAGAAACAGGAGAATACTTTTTGACTTTATGCGGTGGCGGGATGGATTTAAGCCAAGATATAGCACTGGCTTATTTAATATTAGAAAAGTGGATCCCGTTTGATTTAATGCGAAGCGTTATAAGTCAAAAAGACTTTTCAATATCTAAAGAGAATTATAAGATTTTAAAAAAAGCTATTCTTGAACAGGCAAGAGATAATAAAAATTTTATGGACGCTGTTATAACTAAATGGAGTATTAAATAAAAAATGGATAGAAAGACTTTAGATTGGATAAAGAAAAAAATTAAAGATAAAGAGAGAGCAAGTATTTATTCAAGTTCAAGAATGAAAGCATATACAGTTTTAAAAAACAGACATAAAGAAGAATATAAAACAATTTTAAAGAAATTATTAAAGAAAAAATTTAACTCTATAAAATGAAAAATCCCAAACACTACTGTAATAAATGTAACAAGTATATTAATGAATTAAATGATTTAGAGGAAGAAGAACTCCTCCATGAAAATAGTTTTGTTTGCTCTACCTGTATAAATGATGAAATGGAGAACTTAATTTAAAATGACTTGGGAACAATTAGGGATCAAAGAAGTTAAGCCAATAATAACAGATAGGGACAGGGAAGTAAAACTCCCAAAACTTACAATTAAAGGAAGGCACGATTTAAGCGAAGTAGATACAACAACTTACAAGAAGAAAAATAAAAAGATTTTGCGGGATGATTTGCCTTTAAATTTAAATGATGGAAAATTCTATAAGACTTAATTTAAAATGATAGGCAGAAATACTTTAAAAAAATATGAATTGAGAACTATCGAGGGATATTTTGATTTAATTATTGACAGTAAGATAAACGGGAATTCTGATTATAAAGACTATATTAAAAAATTGAATAGAAAACAAAAACGATTATTTTTACGTTATATTATGAATAGAGAAGATTTATTTAAATTCTTTTTTGACGAGGTTTTAAAATAAAATGGCTATGTTTGATTTTGGAAAAAGGCAGAAGTTACATACTCAACTAATAGGTTCAACAACAGGCA